TTAAAATTTTTTCATTACTCCAAAATTAGGTTCAAAGAACACTATATAATTATCTATTTCAAATAGAACTCCATATTTCTCTTTATAATGCTGTATAGATGATTCTAAAAAATCCTCCGTAACCTCTAAATGCTCAGCCATTTCATAACGATTTTTAGTACCGGCATTGAAAGCATTAATAATGTCAATAATACCAACTAATTTTTCATATCCCCAATTTCTTGCTCTTTTTTCTTGTTTTAAATTAGATATATTAGAATTGTCTAGTATATTACCACTTGAGGTATAATGATGACCTAGTTCTTCTGCAAGAATGCATCGTTTTTCTTTTAATGTCTCTATGTTTTTATCCAATGCTATTACATTATCTCCATACAACCCTTTGCATTTACCTTTAAATTTCATTTCAACAACTTCTACCCCCTGGCTTTCAGCTTCATATAAAAGTTTATTATACGTCATATGAATCCCCCATTTTGTCTATTTTTTCTTTTTGGATATTATAAATTTTATGAAATTCTCTATATCTTCTACATCCTCATCTGTAAATTCTTCCCCTTCAAAATGTGCAGCCAAAGTTTTAATTTTATTTTCTTGTTTTTCAGGTTGATTAACTTCTTCAATCCCATATTCCTCAGTAGCTTCTTTTACCATGTTGTATACCTTTTTTACAGAATCAAGTGTCATATCCAATTTTTCTTCTGTGTTAAGCAAAAAGTCGGTTGAAACACTAAAAAATTCTGCTATTTTAATTAATACTTCATAACTGGGCTTTCGGGCATTAGTTTCATACATTCCTACCATAGAAGTAGTAACTCCTATGTTTTTCCCTAATTCTTCTTGTGTTATATTTTTACTCTTTCTTAATTTTTTTATTTTATCTCCTAACAAAGTAATCACCTCAAATATATTATTAACACTATTAGTATTATAACCTGTAGTTGTAATAATATCAATACAACTAATAGTGATAATTGAAGCTATAAGAAGCAATAGAAAGGAAATAGCACTTAATTTCTCACTAATGGTTATAATTGCATTTGATTCCTATAACTGTTAGTTGTAATATATACATAAAGCAAATTGAAACGAGGTGATAGATTTGGCAAACCACATTACAACTTTGCGAAAGAAAGCAGGATTTGATACAGCTAAAGAAGCTGCAAAGGCTTTAAATATAAGTAATGGTATGATGTATCAGATGGAAGGTGGATATAAGACCCCAGGTTCACAGTTAGCAATTAAAATGTCCAAGCAGTTTAATTGTACATTAGAAGATATTTTTTTACCTTTTAATACAACTAAGAGTTGTATTAGATCATAAAAAGATGAAAGGTTGAGATTAAAATGGACAAACTTTTAACTAAAAAGGAGCTAGCTGAAAGATGGCAGGTTGCAGAAAAAACGATTGACAACTGGAGGGAAAATGGCGTTTTAACGCCGTGCAGTGGTATACCAGCTATAAGATTTAGCTTACAACATATAGCAGAACTAGAAGGAACTAAAGTGGAAAAATTTTCTCCAATAGAGAGAAGAAGGCTTGAAATAGAAAATGAAAAGTTAAAGCAAGAAAATGAAAAGTTAAAAGGAATATTAGCAAATGTTTTATCTGAAGTATCTAAGATTATTAATTCATAGGGGGTAACAAGATGAAAAAGATAAATTTAACTATAGAAAATGGACAACCTGTAATAACAGAAATAAAACCAGTAGTAGTTAATAACAAAAGGATTTTAACTACAAAACAGTTAGCAGAGGTTTATCAATGTAACGAAACTCAAATACAACAAAATTTTAATAATCATTCAGATAAATTTATTTTAAATAAACATTATTTTTTACTTAAAGGTAATGATTTAAGAGATTTTAAGCACAACATAGATAATATCGAAGTTGCCCCAAATGTAAATAAGCTTTACCTATGGACAGAAAGAGGAGCAAACCGACATTGCAAAATCCTTGATACTGACAAGGCGTGGGAGCAGTTCGACAACTTAGAGGAAACTTACTTTAGAGTTAAAGAAAAGAATTTGCCACCTATGAGTATAGAGGATATTTTAATAGAAAATTTACAACAAATGAAAGATGTAAAGCAACAACTTAATCAAGTAAATTACACTGCTTTAGAAGCTAAGCATGCATCAGAAGAAAATAAAGAAAAACTTGAGGAATTCCCTTTATTTACTATAGATAGTAAGGAATTAAGTAAAGTAGTTAGCAAAATTGCAATTAAATGTTTAGGTGGTAAGGGTACTCCAGCATATAAGGAATTAAATAGAAAAGTATTCTCAGACATATACAAACAAGTTTGGAGAGAATTTGATGTAACAAGTTGTGCAGCAATAAAAAGAAAATATTTAGAAGATGCCAAGAAATTTATAAGTGAATATAAATTACCAAGAGCATTAGCAAATGAAATTGAAACATTAAATAACCAAGTAAGTTTTTAGGAGGGTGGTAACCATGAAATGCCCAAAGTGTAATAAGGAAACCAATGGTATTAATTTTTGTATGCAGTGTGGAGCTAAATTAAATAAAACATGTAAAGAGTGTTGGATGAAGAATAGGCAGCCATATAACTGTGGTTTTGAAAAATGTCCAGGCTATAAGCTACCTATTATTGAAAAATTAAAGCCCTAAAGATTTTTTTATAGTTTCAGAAGCTACATCTACAAATATATCTCTTATGCCTTCAGCAGTATATGTAGCAGCTTTACCTAATAATTTCTTAAATCTAACTACAGCAACTTTAGTTTTAGGGGTAGGAGATTCAACTAGTAAATCTGGAATAGATTCAGAAAATTGCTGTTTTTCAATTTGACTTAAATTTTCGTCCTCATTTATTAATAATCTTGCTGATTCTAGTGCAGATTTAGTCCAAGGATATGGTTGACCACAATTATAACAATAAGCTGGCGTAGTATGCATTGTTGACCCAAGATAACATACAGTATCAGATTCATAATCACCACGAATATTAGCACTACAATTTGGACAAGATATTATAGTTTTAGAACCACATTTAGTGCAAAATTTTTCACCAAACTGAGGAGTTGTATCATAGCTATCAGTTACAATATGACCGTTTAAACATATTTGAGCAATGCGATAAGAACCCATAAAAACACCCCCTTCCAACAAAATTCTACCACAAAGGGGACAAACAGTAAAAGGAGGATTAAAAATGAGTAAAAAAATAAAAACAACAGATTTAAATTTAAATGTTTCTACAGGAACAATGCTTTATGTGGATATAGATATTTTTAGATTCTCATACGATCAAGAAATATTTAACTTAACTATTAAAATACTTGATGGAGAGAATTATGAATTTTTCGAAGAAGTTGATTTGCCAGAAGATGAGGCCATTGTAGATCATAATGATCTGAAAATATTTGCCCTAAATTGGATATTTAAAAATGTTGAGGTAGTAAAGGAGATTTAAAATGCTAAGAAAGTTATTAAAAGAAAGGGGAATTAATTTAACAAAAGAAGAATTTGCAATAGTTGCTGAAATTACAACAGATGATATTAAGTTTAATAGAGTTAGCTTTAGAAAGTGTACAAGCTTAAATTATGTACTATATATTGCAATAAGAAGTGCAAGTATTTTTAAAAGATGTGCATAGAAAGAAGGTGTAAAAGATGAATGAAAATTGGTGCATATTAGCGATAGCTGCTCTTTATGAAAGACCTTGCACAATAGAACAAGCATTTGAAGTGTTTGATAAAGGTAAACTTACTAAAAATAAGAAAAAATCCCAAGAGGATATAGAAGATATGGTTAAGTTTAGAAATATGGGAATGACCTTTGAAGAAATAGCAGATATATATTGTGCAGACAAAAGAACTGTATGTAGATTAATAAACTCTTTTAAAAAGAAAAAAATAGCTCCCTGCCAGGAGCACAATAATTAAATAAAAATTCGTTAAGTACAGTTTATAAGAAAATTTAATGTTTGTAAAGATAGGTGTGATTATTATAGCTAAGAAGTATTATTGGTTAAAGCTTAAAGAAGATTTCTTTAGGCAAAAAGAAATTAAAAAATTAAGGAAAATAGCAGGTGGTGATACATATACAATAATTTATTTAAAAATGATGCTTTTAAGTTTAAAAGATGAAGGGAAATTATTCTTTGAAGGGTTGGAAGATTCTTTTATAGATGAAATAGCTTTAGAAATAGATGAGGATTTAGAAAATGTAAAAGTTACAATAATGTTTTTAATTAAATGCAGATTAATAGAAGAACTTACAGAGAATGAGTTTTTAATGACGAAGGCATATGAAAGTATAGGTAGTGAAACACAGTCGGCTGAAAGGGTTAGAAGGTTTAGACAAAGAAAAAAAGCGTTACTTAGTAACGGTGAGGTAACAAAGAGTAACACAGAGATAGATATAGAGAAAGAAAGAGAGATAGATATAGAGAAAGATAAGATAAAGATAGACTGGAATAAAATATTAGAAGCATGGAATGCATTACCAGAACCAATAAAATCAGTACGTTCCATTACAGATAAAAGAAAAAAGAAAATAAAAATTAGAATGAAAAATTTGAAGTTGACACAAGAAGATATATTAAAAGCAATAGACAAAATAAGTAAAAGCAACTTCTGTAAGGGAATTAATAAGAAAGGCTGGACAATAGAATTTGATTGGTTATTCAAAGATGATAATAATATTACAAAGGTTTTAGAAGATAAATATATAAACAAGGATGGTAAATATGGAGATAGAGAAAATAATTCAAAGGATAAAAGCCAATATGACTTCAATAGACCATATACAGGACCAAGTTACAGCGACCAAGAAATTGACTTCTAATATATGCCACATATGTAATGGTACAGGATGGGAATTTGATAATGAAACAGAAACATATAGAAGGTGTGAATGTTATGAAAAAGAGAAGTTGCAAAGACTTTGGAATAAGTATGGAATAGATCCAAAGGACATAAAAAAACTAAATGAGTACAAGCCTATTGATGATATACAGATATCTGCAAGAGATAAAGCAGTAAAATATATAAAAAACTTTGAAAATATAAAAGATACTAAAGAAAATGGATTCGGATTATTTGGACAACCAGGGGCAGGCAAAACACATATCTTATTATCCATAGGTGCTGCACTGATAACAAAAGGTATAGAAGTTATATATATGCCTTACGTTGAAGTAATGAGGGAGTTAAAAGCTACAGCAATGGATAATGAATACTATATAAAGTTATCATCTAGTTATATGAAAGCAAAAGTTTTAATTATTGATGATTTATTTAAAGATAAGTTAAAAAATGGTGAATTAGTTGGAGAGTTAAGGGAAGCTGATATTAAACATCTTTACCCTATATTAAATTATAGGTATTTAAATAACTTACCAACTTTAGTGAGTACAGAATGTATTCCAGATATTCTACAAAAATTAGATAATGCCCAATGCGGAAGAATGATAGAAAGATGCGGAGATAACATAACAATATTCAAAGGACCCAAGTATAACTATAGAATGAGGAAATTTGTTAAATAAGAGGGGTGATAGTATGCAATTAATGATTTTAAAGAATAGTTCTAAATTAGGAATAAACAATGAACTATTAACATTGGAAAACCTTATAGATAAGTTACAGGAAGAAGTAAAAGAACTAAAAGATGCCGTAGAAGATAAAAACAATATAGATCATGTAGCTGAAGAAGCTTGGGATAGTTTGCAGATGTGTATAGAAGTTCTGGACAAGCTAGAAAGTAAACATAATGTAAATTTAAAAGCAACGTTAAATAAACATCATAAAAAAATTAAAGATAGAGAATGGAAGGCTAAAAAGATGATAGTTTTCCAAATATTCAATGACTATCATTAGGTCGGAATATGAAATTTATGCGACATAAGGGGGTGAAGATTTGAAGGTTTTGAAATGGCCGGGAACTAAATGGAGTATAGCAAATAAAATAGTGGATTTAATGCCTGAACATAAAATTTATTTAGAACCATTCTTTGGTTCGGGAGCAGTATTTTTTAGTAAGCAACCTTGCAATACAGAAATACTAAATGATTTAGATAGCGAAGTAGTTAATCTTTTTAGATGTATCAGAAATACGCCAGAAGAATTGGCCAAACTTATTTATTTTACTCCATACAGTAAAGAAGAATACAAAGAATCTTATAATCGTTCCGGAAGTGACATAGAAAGGGCAAGACAATTTTTAATAAGATCTAATATGGCCAGAGCAGGTATGCAATATTATTCTTCCAGTTGGAGACATGCAGGGCCAGTACTAGGAGGACAATGTAAACAAAGAGTAAGTGGAGATTGGAACAAAGTTCCGGAAAGAATACTTCAAGCTGCAGATAGGTTAAAAGATGCGGAAATAGAAAATACAAATGCTTTGGAATTAATAAAAAAGTACAATAAGAAAAATTGTTTAATATATGTTGATCCACCATATTTACTAAGCACCAGGAGACAAAGGTATTACAATGTGGAAATGACAGAGGACCAGGAGCATGAGGAACTAATCAATTTATTAAAAAAGCATTCAGGACCTGTAATGCTTAGTGGATATAATTCAGATTTGTATAATGATCTACTAAACGATTGGAGTAAAGTTGAGATAAAAACCAATGCAGAGCAAGGAAAAGAAAGAATAGAAGTTATATGGACCAATTATGAAATACCAAAACAAATTTCATTATTTGGTTAGTTAATATGATATAAGAATTAAAATAATTGTTCTTTGAAAATTGAATAATACGGTGGTTTAAAACTATTATTTTTTTCTATCTATCGCTTATAATATATGGGATATATGGTATAATTTTTTATAATGATTAAATTACACTTATGAAACAATATTAAAAGCCGAATTTATAAAAATATAAGTTTAATAATTAACTTATTAGTGTCAGAAGTGCCATAGTTAAGCGAAAGATTTTAAGGGGGATGAAAATGGACGAACAACAATTTTTGAAAACAATGATTGAGACAGTAAAGTATGATGATGAGTATAGCAATAAAGATGAACTACTTGGAATTTTAAGAAATTCTAAAATTACATATGATAAAACTAGTGATTTTTCACGTAAATATTATCACTGTTGGGAGTATATTGACTTAAGAGCACCTGTGCCTATGTTAACAGTAGCTAGAAAGTTTAAAAGCGTTTTAGGAAAATTAGCAGCAGACGTGTATATTGAACCAAGTGACTATGAGTTTGGTGGCTTATGTATAAAGCCAAAACCTGTAGAGCTTGATAGTGAAGAATATACTGAACACAATGTTTTCTTTGATGAAATAAAAGATACAATAGTTCAAGGTATTCGAAATGCGAAATATACAATATGGGCTGCTGTAGCTTGGTTTACTGATACAGAGATATTTGAGGAATTACTGTTAAGAAAAAAAGATGGTGTAAATGTACGAATTATAACATCAGATGAAAAATCGAATCAATATTTAATAGAAAAGCTTGAAAGTAATTTTGAAGTTGTGAAAGTGCCGCTAAAAGGTACTTATTTATCAAACAGACTTCACGATAAATTCTGTATCATTGATTTTGAATTTGTAATGCACGGTTCATATAATTGGAGTAAGAACGCTAGGGGAAATGATGAAACTTTAGTTACTGCACTTGACAGAGACTTTGTAAGAAAATTTGCAGATGAGTTTATGAAATTATATAATGAAAACTAAAACTCAACATTCTTATTTAATTTTACAACTAAAAAGCGAATCAGCTATTAAAACACCGTATTATTCAATGAATTTTATGGTGTTTTTACGTCGTAATCCAAATAAATTACCAAGGGGAAGGAGAGACAGTGGAATGAGTAAAAAATGTTTGCTTTTATGCAATAGGCACAACAGCATTTATGGAGATAATTGGTGCTTATGGTGGGGTGAAAGAGAAAGTAAAAGTGGTTATACAAGTGATATAAGATTAGCACATAGATTTAATGAAGAAGAGATTAAGGGGTATGCAGAAAAAGGATATGACATACCAGTACCAATAGATGTAATAGGAGTATTGGAAGAGTATGAACCAAAAGAAACTTATAATAAAAATTTAAGAGTAATGATAGAAAAAGGCACTCTAAATGAATTGATGGAATTAGAATTAAAACCTTTGTTTCCAGATGATGAAATTATATGTCCTAATTGTGGGAGTTGTCATTATAAAGAAGATTTTGATTATATGGGAAATGAAATATTAATATGTAAAGAATGTGAATATGAGTTTAGCGAAGATGATTTATAGTTCATAATTCAAAAATTTAATGAAGTAAAAGGAGAGATAAATTATGAGTTATGAAAAAGACATAGAACATGAATATACAAATGAAATTGTGTGCCCATTTTGTGGTTATGAATTTATTGATAGTTGGGAATATGGTGAAGAAGATTTAGGATTAATAGAGTGTAATGAATGTGGGAAAGAGTTTTATGCAAATAGGGATATTTCAGTAACTTATCTTACATGTAAAGCTAATTATGGAACTTGTAAACACTGTAGAGACGATAATGTAGTGATTGAAGATTATAATTCAACAGTAGGTAAATATAGTGGTTTATGTGTTAAGTGTGGCGAGCTAGAAAAGCAAAGATTACTGAAAGAATATTTTGATAGTATTCATAACAAGAAAGATTGTTAGAATGCAATTCAAAAAATTTTGGAGGGATAATATGAGGTTAGAAAAAGTTGAAAATAGAAATAGAGGATATGACATTTATTTAATTATTGCTAATAGAGATTATAAAAGTTGGTGGACCTCTCCACCTAAATCAGTAGATCATGCTGGACTTGAATACTTAAAAGATAGATATCCTAAGATAAACACCAAAGCAAGAATGGAAACTTTTAAGGAATTATATAAAAATTTATGGATTGATATTACAAAAACACAAAGACAAAATATGAAACATTGTATAGGATTGGACTATAAAAAGAAACCCTATAGGAATTATTATTGTACAAGCCATAAAGATGAAAACTGGAATAACCTTGTAGAAAAAGGTTTAGCTGTTAAAAGTTCTAAAGAACCAAATAGTTATGGTTGCACATGCTTTTGGTTAAGTAAACAAGGTGTTGAATTTATACTTGATAAGTCTATAAGTGATAAAGTTTATGAAGAATTATAGTTTGTAATTAAAAGAAATGAAATTATTATGTATCAAAGGAGGATTATATGGAGATTTATATTGCAGGTAAGATAACAGGTTTAAAGGACTATAAAGAAAAATTTAATAAAGCACAAGAAAAGCTAATTTCAAAAGGTTATAAGTGTATGAATCCTAGTGTTTTACCAGAAGGATTTCCATGGGAAGTTTACATGCCAATTTGCTATGCAATGATTGATGCTTGTAATTCAGTATATATGTTAAAAAATTGGACTGATAGTAAAGGTGCTAAGTTAGAGCTAGAATATGCTAAAAGCAAAAATAAAAAAATAATTTTTGAGTAGTCTTAAATATTATATGGAGGGAGCTTAAACATGCAATATGTAAAAGAGATTAATATTAATGAGGCAGTAGTTCATATATTGGACAACAATAGTGAGGAGCCAGTATTAAATGAATATAAATTAAGATTGGATGATGAGTGTTATAAATATATATTAAAACATGTAGATAAATGCCTAAAAGATGAATGTCTAAGGTATGCAAAATTCAATGAAGAGAAAAATGTAGTAAAAGAAGTTTCACAAGAATATTTAAATGGCCATAACGATTTATTAGATGTTTCTAAGGAACTGGCTAAACAACTTTTTATATTGATGAAAGGCAATGATAATATATCTTCTTGCGATTTAATGATAGTTTCTATATCAACAGAATATGGCCCAATGTTAGCCATATTAAAAATGGATTATGTTAAAAATTATATTCATGTAGTGGATATGGTAGAGGATAAAGTAGGTATAGATATAGTGCCAGAGTTTACAGGATTACCTGCCAGTGCTCAAAAGATAGAAAAGTGTGCATTTATAAAGCCTATAAGAGAAGATCAAGAATTTAATTTGATGGTTATAGATAAGCAGAAAAAAAATAAAACTAGCGAGGAATATGGATCAAATTATTTTATAAATAAATATCTAGGGTGCAGCATAATAGAAAATGAAAGGGATTCTACAAAAGCATTTGTACAAGCTACGGAAAAGTGGTCTAAAATCAATTTGAATGAAGATGCAGCAACATCAGAAAAAATAATAAGAACAGTAGGAAAACTATTAAAAGAAAAAGATACTATAGACATAGAAGAAGTTTCTAATGATATATTTGGCGAAAATTCAGATGCTAAATTAAATTACGAAGGATTTATAGCAGAACAGGGTATAAAAGAAAAAATAGATGTAGACAAAGAATGGGTAGATAAAAAATTTAAAAGAATAAGATTAAAGATAGATAGAGACATAGATTTGTATATAGATAAAGAATCCTATCATGATGATTCAAGGTTTGAGGTAAAAAGAGTAGGGGATGGATCAGTAAATATAGTAATTAAAAATGTTTATAATTATATGCAAAAGATAAGTGGAAAATAATAATATAAATTAAAACTAAATAGGTGTAAGGATTGAAATGTATATTCTTGCACCTTAACTGTACTAGTGTATTAGAACTATATAACATTAAGAAAGGGTGTTATAAGTGGCTAAAAAACAGATAGAAAATGTCTTGATTGATGGTCAGGTAAGTATTTGGGATATAGATAAAAATATTAAGAAAAGTAATGGTAAGCCAGTTATAAAGTTAGAAAATAAAGAAATAAAAATAAATAATATTGAGCAAGGCAAAATCATAGCAAAGTATAAAACATATGAGAATTTAAATAGAATAATAGGATATGCTGGTGGAGCTTTAGGGATTGAAATTAAATATAAAGATAGATTTGAAACAATTTATGTAAATAAAAAAGGTGAAGAAGAATTTGTAATTAAGAAAAAATCAAGTGTTCTGCCTTGGGATAAGATTATTTATTTCAGAGAAGATTTAAAAATAAATAACATACAGAAAGAAAAAATAAAGAAAATAAAAGGACAGGCTCTAAAAAGACCAGGAGACGAAAATATAATTTTTAATCAAGGCAATAAAGTAATAAGTGTCATAGAAAATGGATGGGTATTAGAGTATGACAACATAAAGATAGCAGAGCTAGAAAAGTATAAAAAAATAAATGCAGATAGTATGGATCAAGATTTTAAAAAAACTTTAAAGCTAGGTAATATAGTTGAAACAGAATATAAAGATGAAATTATACAGGGAAAAGTAGTTCACATTTATAATAATGGATACACTTGCAACATAATTGAGGGAAATAGATATATACCTATTCCTATATGTGGAATTAGGCAGGTGATAGCTTGAGCTGGATAGATGAAATATTAGATAGAGCATTAGAGAATGTTAAAAAGTATTTAAAAGAAAAAGACAAGCCTTTGAAAAGATATAAAAAAAGAGTTAAGAATAGAAACATCTTGTATAAGAAAAGGATGAAACTAGGTAGAGTAAAAAGAAAAGTAAGAAGTGGTAATCATGGAGGAAAATAAAAAAAGATTCATGGATTATGTAAATTTAAGATTAAAGCAAAAAGAATATAAGAAAAGATTATTATATTCAGATATTGCAGATTTAAGGATTAAGAGTATTGAGAAATCAAGAAATAGAAAAAATGGTCAGTTCTAGGAGGGAGCATTGTGTTAAATAAAATATTAGGAGCTGTTGCAATATTAACTTTTATATGGTTAGTGGCATTTAAAAAGATAGATAAAGAAGAAAATTCAATGTGCAAATTTAATTGTGAATATTGTGGTGAGAATGATGTTTGTGGCATAAAGAAAGGAGCAACAAAGAGCTATGATGAATAAAAAAATTTATGAGAAATATAAAAAGAATGCAGAGAATGATTTAAGAAATTATCCATATTGGTTGTTGGCCATAGAGACCCCAGGGTTAGGAGCACCTAATAGATGGGGACAACAAGTAAATCAAAGTGGATATTTTAAAACAAGTACTGTTGAAGAAGATATGATAAAAGATATGGAAAGAAGATGGAAAGTTGATATTATAACTAAAGTATTAAAACATTTAGATCCTACGAGTAAAACAATAATTGAAGAATGGTATTTTAGAGATAATAATTCCAGAGAAGAATTGTTAAAAGAATTAAACATAGATAAAAATAAATTTTATTATTATAGGAACAGAGCATTAAAAAAATTTATGGTAGCAATAGGATATTTAAAATAATAAAAAAGTTAGACAAATTACAGACAAATTACAGACAATTTTAATGCAATAGTAAGAAACATAATATATTATATGATATAAGGGTTAAAAGCCCACGCAGGGGTTTTATCGTACAATAAGGCAACTGCGGAAATAAAAAATAAATATATTGTGTATATGTACTAAAAGCACTTAGCCAGTATTTATTGTATGTAACTACTGGCTAAGCGTTTTTGCATATAGCTCTTTAATAAGGAGGGCAATAACTATGGAAGTGTATTGTAATAAGTGTAATAAAGACTTTGAAATAAAAGCTAAAGAGAAAAAATATGCAGATGGGATAGTAGAACTTTATTTTAAATGTCCATATTGTAAAGAAAGATACACATCGTTTTTTACTGATAAAAACATAAGGCATAAACAAAAGAAAGTCAGAAAATTATATGAACAATATGGTAAAGAAACAGACGAACATAAAATAATAGAGTTACTTAAACAAATAGATGATCTTAAGGCTGAGATAGGTAACGATATGAATAAGTTAAAGAATAAAATGTTAGGCACTCAATAGAGTGCTTTTTTTATAAAGATGTGAATATGAAAGGATGTGCTAAGTATGTATACAAGTTACAAATGCATCTGTTGCAATAAAGAATTTGTTTTATTAACAGAAGAATTAGAATATATAAAAGGATACTTAGTATGTCCCTATTGCAGCAGTAGGAAAGTTAAGAAAGAGAAAGTAAGTGATATTCTTAAAGAGTGCATGAGTGAACGAAGTTATAAAAGAATTAAAGGTGTATTAAGGCAGGTGAGATAGTTGGGGATAAAAAGGCCTGCTAAAGCAATTACTAGTACAACTAAAGTATTAGATATACAAGACTATCTCAGATACAAAAATGAAAGAGATTATGTATTATTTATACTAGGAATTACAACAGGGTATAGAGCAGGTGACTTAGTTAAATTAAAGGTTAGAGATATTAAAGAAGCCTTAAAGAGAAATGAATTTACAATTTATGAAGGAAAGAAAATGAATTGTAAAAACATAAAAGAGAGAAATAAAAAACCGAGATCGGTTGAGGTACTTCCTAAGCTAGCTAAAATATTAAAAGGCTGGATTAAAAATAAAAAAGATTATGAATATGTATTTCAATCTAGAAAAGGTATTAATCAACATATAGGAGTACAGGCAGTAAGTAACATATTAAAAGATGCAGGAGAATATTTTGGTTTACATGATATAACTGCACATAGTATGAGGAAGACGTATGCATATAAAATATACATGGAAAGTGATAAGAATATAGTTGCAGTTAAAGAGTTATTAGGTCATAGAAGTATAGAAGAAACTAAAAAGTATATAGGATTAGATAAAGAAAAATATCATCAGTATTCAAAATCATTAGAGGAATATATTAGATGATATTTTATTTTTTTTATTAGTCAATGTTTAAAAAATTATATAGTAAGTATTGAAGGTATAAAATTAAGTGCATATATTAAGAAGTTAATTTTTAAAATGAATGTGTTATTCACATATATAATTAAACATTCGGACAGATTTTAGTCATATGTACAAAAGCTATATATATCAATGCTTTCAAAGGGTTTTGTTAATAAATGTTATTTTATATTTCTATACTAAATTTAAAAAGTTAGGAAATATAAAAAAATAGCGTAGCACTTTACAAAGCAAGTGCTACGATAATGAGGTGAAAAAATTGGCAAGAAGTGATAGCTTTGAAGACATAATTGAAAAGCGTCTAGATGAGATAGAGCAATGGGTTGAAAGTAATAACACGGATAAGGAAATAGCTGAAAAGCTAGGGATTGCATATTCCACATATAGGAAATATAAGAGTACTAACGTAGCACTTAAGAGCCGAATTGCTACGGCAAAAGATAAGAAGAACCAGGAAGTAGAAAAGGCATTGTATAAATGCTGTATTGGATATCATTACTACGAAGAAGTAATAACAAAAGTTAAAACAGAAGATGTAGTTAATGGACAAATAATAACAAATGAAGATGTTAAGATAAGCAAAGTTAAAAAGTATAGAGGGCCTGAGTTAAATGCACAGAAGTATTGGTTAAATAATAAAGAGAAAGCTAAATGGAAAGAAGACCCACACAAGGTTTCTAATGATAAGAAGCTTACTAAGCTTAAAGAAAAAGAAGTTAACTCAAAGGTTATAGAGATATAATATAGTGCCTATATATAGAAAGTGTACCGAATGTGGCAAGAAAGTAATGCAAGGTAAGTTATGTAAGTGTGAGTATAAGAAGAGAAAGGAAAGATATAAACAATATAAATATAAAAGGTTACAAGATTTAGAAGAGAAAGAAAGACAAAGGTTTTATAGCAATAGTTTCTGGTTAAAGTTATCTGAGAATATAAAGAGGCATTACGTTGGTTTATGTGTAGTGTGTTGGTCTAAAGACTTAACACAAGAGAGTGAGTATACACACCATATAGAAACTATAAAGGATAGATTTGATTTAAGATTGAATGAAGATAACTTAATACCACTATGAGATTGTTGCCATAAGAAAGTCCATAGATTAATGGATAAAAGTTATAAGGATAAAATTATGATACAAAAATATTTAAAAGATTTAATAGAAAAGTTTAATAAAGAATTTTATTAGTACCGGGGGGAGGGTTGAAAATTTTTATACAAACTTAGAAAGTCCCTGGTGCCCTCTCAGTCGCATAAAATTCCCAAAATGAAAGTTTTAAACTTTAAAGTAAAGAAGGTGAAAAAAATATGGCTAGACCATGCAAAGTAATAGACAGTCAAAGTAGACATAATACAAAAGCTGAAATTGAAGCTAGAAAAGAAAAAGAAGAAAGAATAAAAAGTCTAGCTGATAAAATTGAAAAGCCACCAGAATATCTTTCAGAAAAACAAAAAAATATATATAAATTTATTGTAGAAGAATTAAAAATGACTGGAATATTAACTAATCTAGATGTCTATATTTTATCTACATGTGCAATAGCAGTAGATAGATTAAGAACTATAGAAACAATAATAAATAAAAATGTAGGTAGTTTATGCAATAAGGATTTAATGTCAGCTAAAGATAAATATACTAAGGATTTATATAGATGTTGTAATGAATTAAGTTTATCTCCACAGAGTAGAGCAAAACTTGGAAACTTAGCATTGAACAATAAGGAAGAACAAGAGGATCCATTATTAAAAGCCTTAAGAGAAGATGATGAAGATTGATACTTTTAGATAAAGCTTTAAAATATTGTAATGATGTTATTGAAGAAAAAGAGATTACGACTGATGAAGTGAAGCAACAATGTGAAATGTTTTTATGTGATTATAATATAAATCAATATAAAGAAGAGTTTGAATTTTGCTTTAGTGAAAAAAAACTTAAAAAAATAAATAATCTTTTGAAATTGTTTAATTATGCTACTGGATTTGTGGCTGGTAAACAAGTATTAGAAAATTTAGAAGGGTTTCAAGCTTTATTTATTGCTGCCATTTTTGGATGGAGATATAAGAAAAATAAAAAGAAGTTTAGATATAGAGATATAGTTTTATTTATACCTCGTAAAAATGCAAAGAGTTTTATAGCAGCCTTAGTAATCCTCCTTTTAATGCTTACAGAACAAAATTTTAGCGAATTCTATAGTATATGTATAGATAGAGATTTGGCAAAAGAAACAAGAAAAGCTATGGCACAATTAATTGCATCAAGTCCAGATATTAAAAAACATTTTTTTGTATCAGATAGTGAAATAGGTATAATTAAATGTTTAATAACTAATAGTTATTATGTCCCGAGGACTGCAAAAGCAAATAAAAACAACTCTATAAGACCTGCATGTTTTGTTGCTGATGAGGTAGGAGCTTTTACAACAAATGATAATATTCAGGCAATGAGAAAAGGTCAGTTAAGTGTATTAAATCCAATTCAAATGCAAACAACTACTGCTTATGCTGAAAGTGATTCAATTATGTTGGAAGAATTAGAATATGATAGAGCTGTATTAAATGGAGTTGTTGCTGATCCAAAGTTATTTTGTCTGTTATATTATTGCACAAAAGAAGAAGCTTGGACAGATAGAGGATTATATAAAGCCAATCCTCTAAGAGTTGAAGAAAACTATGAAGAGATTAGAGCAGACAGGGAAAAAGCTAAAATAAAGACAAGTGAACAGGAAGAATTATTGACCAAAAACTTTAATATATTTCTTGAAACTAATGAGAAAAATAAATATCTTGATATAAAGCACTGGAAAAAGTGGGTTATTACTGAGGAAGAATTTAAGCAAAGAATTAAAGGAAAAAAGGTTAAAGTTGGGGTTGATTTATCAGTAACTACAGACTTGACAGCAGTAGGGATAGAGTTTGAAGATGAAGGCATAATTTATTGCAATTCACATGGATTTTTGCCAGAAGATAGTTTACCTAATAGAAGAGAAAAGCATATAGATTATAGAAAATATGAAAAAGCAGGTTATTGTGATATTCATTCAGGAATGACAGTAAGTTATACGAAGGTTGAAGAATATATACGAAATATAGAAACTGAATATGAATGTGAAATTGAGGTAATAGTAACAGATCCAATGAATGCAAAAGAAATGATGGAAAGGCTTGCAGAGGATTATGATGTTGTACTATTAAAGCAAACTTTTACTAATTTAAGCCCTGCCACAAAGGAATATAGAAAAGCTGTATATGATAAAAAGATAAGATATGTTAAAAATGAACTTCTTGACTGGAATATGAATAAAGCAAGTACTACTAAGGGCAAAGCTGATGATGAAATGCTTATTAAGGAAAATAAAAATAAGCAAAGAATTGATATGGTTGTAGTTTTAATATTTGCTTTTACAGAATTATTAGGAGGAGATACAAATTATAATCCAGTGGACGAATTAGAAAAAACAGATTGGTAGAAAGAAGGTGATAAAAATGAAGAAAAAACTTAATAAATTACTTAATAAGACTATTTTAAATGATATTTTTATCATGGAAATGGTCTTTTTTATTGGACTTCTTATCATTATTTACACCAATTTTAAGGTGAACTTGTACTTTGGACTGTATTTCTTAGGTATCATTCTAATAGCTTTTAGTATATTTTTATATAAATTTAGAGGAAATCGAGGTGAAAAGAGGTGAACGTAAGTGATTTTTGATAAATTAGTTGAAAGAAGAGAAGCAGTTGACGTAAATGATTGGAAGTCAGTATATTCTTTTGAAAATGGATATGATATTACACCTTTTGAACTTGAAATGAGGGAAAGCACATATTTTAGTTGTATAAATAATATATCTCAAGACATTGCAAAGTGTACATTACAAATAAAAAAAGAAATAGAAAAAGGAGAAGTATTAGCAAAGGAACATTATTTATATGATTTATTAAGATTAAGACCTAATCCTTATATGAGTGCTATAGATTGTTATAAAACTTTTGTAGCGCTAGCTAAACATTGGGGATATGCAGGACTTTTTATTGATAGGCAAAGAGGAAAGGTAAAAGGTTTATATCCTGTTAAAATAACTAATTGTACAATTGATAATACAGGATTAATTAATAGCACTAAGAATAATAAAATTTTATGGGATTTTGAAGGGGTAGATGGTGAAACAGGTTGTTGCTTTGATAAAGATATAATTATTCTAAGAGATTTTACACTTGATGGAATAAAGGGCAAAGCAAATAGAAGTATTTTATCAGAAAGCTTAGATAGTAGCTTAAAAAGCCAAAATTATTTAAACAAGCTGTTTACTAATGGATTAACTAATAAAATTGTTGTGCAAATGACCTCAGATATTAAAGAGGAAAAAGAGTTAAAAAAGGTACAAGCTAAATTTGATAGAGTTTATTCAAATAATGGTAAGATATTTACTATTCCAGCAGGTTATAATATACAGCCATTAAATTTAAGTTTATCAGATGCACAATATACAGAGTTAAGAAAGTTGTCTAAAGAAGAAATAGCAATGTCTTTTAGAGTACCATTAACAAAATTAGGATTCGTAAAAGAAAATGCTAGTTCTGAAGAACAAGACAACATAAAATATCTAACTGAATGTTTGCTTGTTATATTTGAACAGATAGAGCAGGAAATGGATTGGAAATTATTAACGCCACGAGAAAGAGAATTAGGATACAAGGTAAGGTTTAATATTAATGTGCTACTCAGAACAGATAGTAAGACCCAATCAGAAGTGATAAGCACATATGTTAAAAATGGAGTTTATGACTTGGACTATGCTAAGGATATTGTAGGAGTAGAAAAAATAGGTGGAGAGCTTATTATAACCTTACCTTCTGGACAAGTATTATTGAGGGATTTATTAGCTGGAAATGTGAGCTATTTAAATAAGAAAGGAAGTGATACAAGTGAGGGTGGAGATAAGAAGTGACCATGTAATTATAGAAGGTTATATTAATGCAGTAGAAAGAGATTCAAGACCAATGCCAAGTCCTAAAGGAAAATTTGTAGAACAGGTAAGATCAGGTGTATGGAAAAATGCTATAAGCAAAAATGATAATATAATATTTTTGCTTAATCACAATAATAATAAAAAATTAGGTACAAGCAAAGAGAATTTGAAACTTAGGGAGGACAACATAGGATTATATGCTGAAACTAGAGTTTATGATCCCGAGGTCATTAAAAAGGCAAAGGAAAATAAATTAATAGGATGGAGCTTTGGATTTAAAAAAATTAAAGACAGTTGGGGAAAAACGGATGATGGAATTGATAGAAGATATTTAGATGAAATTGAGCTTAGAGAAGTTTCTATATTAGATGATAGCAGAATACCAGCGTATTATGGTACAAGCGTAGAAACTAGAGAAAATGAGGAAATAACAACCGAATTAAGGTCATTTGAAGATATAGTTATTGAAAAAATAGAAGAAGATACTTCTAAAAATGAAGATGAGAAAAGAGAATTAAAACTTAAATTATTAAATTTAGAACTGGAATTATAACAGTTCTTTTTTTATACAAAAAATTAGTAAAGGAAAGGTGAATAAATAATGGGATTGGAAGAATTAAGAGCACAATTAGAAGCTAAGAAGGTAGAAATTAGAGAATTTATAAAGGATAAAAAAGTAGCTGAAGCTGAAAAGGCAATGGAAGAAAAGAGAGGTCTAGAAAAGTTAATTAAGGCAGCAGAGGAACTAGAGGAAGAGGAAAAAAGAGATCTAGAAAATCAAAGAAAAAAGAAAACTCAACCAGAAGAGAACAATGAGTTTAGGGCTATAGTTAAAACAGTAATGGGAGAGGAAACAACGACAGAAGAGAGAGCAAATATAAAATCTGTAGATAATGCTGCAGTTATTCCAAAGCAATTCGTAAATAAATTAATTGAAATACAAAAAGGTTTTGGCTCACTGAAAGGGTTATGTGATGTTATACCAGTTACAAAAAATGAAGGTACTATACCAGTTATTGACCTAGATCAGAACGAAATGGCAGATGTTGCAGAGGGCGAAGATATAGTAGATGGAACACTTGTAACTACTGATGTACCTTTTAAGTGTGCTAAAGTAGGTTTAATTCAATCTTTAGCGTCTGAAACTGTAGATGATGCAGAAGTTGAAATGGAAGGTTTAGTTAAAAAGAACTTTGCCAATATAGCAACAGTTAAAGAAAATGCTAAAATATTGAAAGTAATAAAGGACAATGCTACTGAGGTTGTTGGGGTGACTTCTTATGAAGATGTAGAGAAAGCTATTGATGGGTCTTTACCTTCTATAAAAGCTGGATTAGTTACCTTAACTAATGTGGCAGGATATGTAGAATTAAAGAACAAAAAAGATAAACAAGGTAGATCATTAAACCTTATAACAAATATAAACGGAGTTGAGTATTTCCACGAGAAACCAATTATTACTGTAGATGATATCTTATTACCAGTATCAGAGGGTAAAACACAAGTATTTTATGTAGCTAATATGAATGAAGCAGTTAAATATTGCGATAGAAAAGCTGTAACTATCGCAAGAAGTACAGAAGCAGGGTTTAAAGATGATACGGTAAAATTAAGAATCCTTGAAAGGTTTGTACCAGTTCTAGGAGCTAAGAGATCTATAAAGAAAATAGAATTTTAATGATTGGGTGGCTTAATGCTACCCTTTTAATAAGCAGGTGATAATATGACGGTTGAGGAAATAAAAGATTATATAATAGTTGATGATGAATCTGATAGTTTCCCAGAGGAATTAATGGAAATAAGTCAAATTTATATAGATTCTATGGTAGGAGAAGGGTATAAACAAGATGAAAAAATGATTAAATTAGCTAGTTTGCTACAAAGGAAACTTTGTGCTGATATGTACGAAAACAGAAGTACAGAAGTACCACAAAATGTCAAACAGGATAGAATTACAGCTAGCATACTTGACAAATTAAGTAACTATGATGGTGATATAAATGTTTAAGGTTAATATAGGAGATTTAAATAAAAGGATAGTTATACAAAAGTATATTATAAACCAGAATGAAAATGGATTTGATATAGAAGAATGGATAGATTATAAAGCTGTTCGGGCATCTATGAATAATCTTTGGGGAAAAGAATTTTATGCAGCAAAAGCGACAAATAGTGAAAATACAGTAGAATTTATAGTTAGATATTCTAAAGATTTAAAAAATATAAATACTAAAGAATATAGAATTAAAACTATAAAAGATAAAAATGCTACAAAAGAAAAAGATAAATATAGATATTTTGATATAACCTTTATAGACAATATACAATATAAAAATAAATGGCTTAAAATAAAGGCTATTGAGGTTATTTAATGGCTGATGGTATTGAAATTGAAGGTATGGAAGAATTTACTGAAATGCTAGAGGATATGACTATTGATGAAGCCGATGAAAAGAAAGCAGTGAGAAAAGGAATTGAAGTTGTAGCAAAACGGGTTGAAAGCAATACCCCAGTTTTAACGGGAAAGCTTAAAAAAATAAAGAAAAGTGTTAAAAAGGAAGGTTTTGCAACTGTTGGTACTGTAAAATTAGGAGCTTGGTGGGATTTATTTCAAGAGTTCGGTACTTCACAGCAAAAGCATCATGTCGGTTTTTTTGACAGAGCTGTTAAAGATAGTGAAAATGAAGCTGTTGAGATAGTTGTTGAAGAATTATTAGACAAAGTGAGGTAGATTATATATGACCATAAAGCAATATCTTTTAAAAATATTAAATAATAAAGAGATATTAGATTTATTACCAGATAAAAAAGTGTTTTTCCTTCATGCGAATAATCCTAATAAAAGCATGTATTTAGAGTATGAGATTATAGATGAATATGGTGCAGATTATTCCGAAGGGAAAGAAGATTATACTACTTATGTAGTCCAGATAGATATATTTTCTACTGGAGATTATACAGAATGTGAAGAGGTAGTAAAAAGAATAATGATACAAAATGGATTTAACAGGGACATGGCAGCGGATCTGTACGAAAAAAAGACAGGTCTAAATCATAAACCTATGAGGTTCTCGATAGATTTACCGACTAGCAAAGGCTAGTCTTTTTTAATGCAAAAAATAAATTAAAAAGGATGGGATAATACATGTCAGAAGAAAAAGTAGTTCCGATAGTAGACTTGAAAAAGTTATATGTGGCTAAAGTTTTAACAGATAGGTTAACCACAACTTTTGATGCGCCAAGATATTTTGAAGGGGTAAAAGAGTTAGGGTTAAAACCCAAAGTTAATAGTGATGACTTTTATGCAGAAGGTATTTTGTGGATTAGCGAAACTACACTAGCTAATATAGATGTAGAAATAGATATTACAGATTTAAAAAAAGAAGAGGAAGCATTTCTATTAGGTCATAAATTGGCAGCTGAGGGTGGGATTATAAGAAGTTCCAATGATGAAGCGCCAGAAGTTGCATTATTATATAAGGCAATGAAAGGTAATAATAAAGCCAGATATGGAATAATGTACAAAGGAACATTTTCTATAAGTGATGAAAGTTATAAAGGTAAAGAAGGAAAGGCTAATTTTCAAACAAAAAAATTAAAGGGCACATTTGCACCTCTAAGAAGTAATGAGATGTGGAACTGGAAAGTAGACGAAGAAGATGGAATGACAGATGAAAAATTCTTTAAAGAAGTAATAATACCAACCCCAAAAGTGGATGAGGAAGTAGAAAATAAAAAAAGTGAGGAAGCTTAATTTATAGGGTAGTCAAATACTACCCTTATTATTTTGTTGATGAAAGGACTGGATAATATGTTAAATAAAATAAGAAAACAAAAAATAGGTGATAAAGAATACTCTTTTAAGATGACAAATAAAACAATTCGTAAAATAGATGAAAAGTATGGTAACTATGGTTCTGTTATTTATAGCCTAATGGAAGGACAACAATTCTACACAAATGCTTTAAAATTAGTATCTATGTGTTGTGTAGATAAAGAAAAAGTACTTGTAAATAAAGAAGAAAATAAATATGAAGAAAAAATAAAAGAATGGGATATAGAAGAATTAGAAGATATTATAACAGGACAACAATATCAAGAAATTACAAACTTATCCGTAGATTTATACTTAGATTACATGGGAATGAATCAAACAGAAGATAAAGAAGATAAAAAAGAAAAAAACTAAAAGACCAGTTAAGGACTATTGATGATTATTTAATAGACTTTGACTGGCTTTTTTATATAGCAAAAGTACATTTAAATTACACAAAAGAAGAATTTTGGGATAGTACACATGCGGAAATATATAAGATGTGGCAAAGGCATATTAAATTTAATAAATGGGAAATAAGAAGTGATAATGAAGAAAATAACTCTACAAGTGATGTAAATCACAAAAGAGTAAATATAGAGGATATACCATTTCTATAAGATAGGCACTCTGATGAGTGTCTTTTTTTATATAAAAATTTAGAAAGGAGGTAGAGAATGGCTAGTAATACAGAGAAACGTATAACCGCAAAAATGGTATTAGATAGTAGCGGATTTAATTCTAGCTTAAAAGGTGTAAATGCAGAATTAAAAAATGCACAATCACAAATGAAATTGGCATCTAGCGGTATACAAGCATTTGGGAAAGACAGCGAAAAATTAAAATCTGTACAGGAGGCATTAAGTAGGCAAGTAGAATTGCATTCTAAGAAAGTAGATGTATATAAACAAAGCATAGAGAAGACTACTTCTAAAATGCAGGATAACATAAAAGAAAGAGATAAATTAAAAGAAAGCTTATCTAAAACTGAAAGTGAATTAAAAAAAGTAATAAATACTGGAAGTAAAGAACTACAAAGTTATATCAAAAATAGAGAAGAACTAACTAAATTAAATAAGCAGTATGATGAAGCAAAAAAAAGATATGGAGAAAATTCTAAAGAGGCTGAAAAGTTAAAAGAACAAATTACTAAATTAGAAAATGAGCAAAAAAAACTTACAGCTGGGAAAGAAAAAGAAATAAAAGCATATGAAAAAGCTAAGACAGAAGTTGATAAAACAACAAAAGAGTATGAAAAAAATGAAAAAGCAATAGATAGTAATGCAAAAAAAATACAACAGTATGATACTAATCTAAATAAAGCACAATCCCAGATGAATAAAGCACAGGGAGAACTAAAAAAGATAAATGAAGAATTAGATAAGCAAAACAATAAGTGGGTTCAAGCAAGTGAAAAACTAGGAGAACATTCTAAAAAGTTAAAGGATACAGGACAAAAGATAACTGATGTAGGAAAAAGTATAACTACAAAAGTATCAGCACCTTTAGCTGGACTAGGAATAATAGCAGCAAAGACGACAGCGGACTATGATGACAGTATGAGCCAATTAAAGGCCATAACCAATTCTAGTACGGAAGATATGAAAAAGATGAGTGACCAAGCTAAGGATTTGGGTGTAAAAACCAGGTATAGTGCTAAAGAGGCAGCAGATAGTATGGTCATGTTAGGGCAAGCCGGTTATCGAACAACAGAAATTATGAACACTATGCCAGCAGTGTTAAATTTGGCGCAGGCGGGAGCTATTGATTTAACACAAAGTACGGATGTGTTAGTATCCTCTATGAGCCAATTTGGAATTAAAACAGAAAACGCAGCGCATGTAGCTGATGTATTAAGTCTTGGAGCTAATAAGGCCAATTTGGGAGTAAATGATATGGCCGAAGCATTAAAGTATGCTGGTAGTATGGCTAATACCGCAGGTTGGAGCATTGAAGAAACTGCAAGTGCTATAGGGCTAATGAGTAATTATGGAATTAAGGGTAGCCAGGCAGGAACTGCATTAAGAGGCGCTATTTCTAGATTAGTTAAACCTTCAGAGGCTTCAGCAGAGAAAATGGAAGCACTAGGAATTAAGGTATTTGATAATAACGGTAAAATGAAAGCTTTAGGCGAGGTTATAGATGAGGTTAAAAAGGGAACTTCTAAATTAACAGAAGAACAAAAAATGAATGCACTTGTAACTATATTTGGTCAGGAGGCTATAGCAGGCATTAACGCTCTTATGACCGAGGGTGGAGATAGTGTAAGAAAGTATGCAGATGAATTGAAAAAGGCTGACGGTAGTGCAGAAAAGGCAGCTCAAACAATGGAAGATAATATGGGTGGTGCTTTTAGAAGTTTAAAATCTGCAATGGAAGGTGCAGCAATAAGTATTGGTAGTGCAGCAGCCCCAGCAATAAGAGAAATTACAGATAAAATAACAGAATTAACACGAAAATTCTCAGCATTAAGTCCAGAAACACAAAGAAATATTGTTAAATTTGGAGCATTTGCAATTGCTACTGGCCCTGTTATAGTAGGAATAGGAAAAATAGCAACTGGATTTGGAAGTATTTTAAGTGTTGGAAGTAAAGTGGCTGGAATAATGGGTAAAGTAACACTTGCTACAAAAGGAGTAGAAGTAGCAACTACTACAGCTGGTGTAGCGGCAACAAGTGCAACTGGAGCAGCTAGTGCTGGATTGGCAGGATTAGGTTCAATAGCATTGCCAGTTATTGGTGTTATAGCCGCAGTTGGAGGAGCTGTTTATTTAGCACATAAAAACACACAATATCTAAATGATAGCTGTGTAAAGAGTGCAGAAGATATGGGAACTATGGAAACTGCAATGGCAGGATTAAATGGACATGTTATTCACACTAATAAACAATTAGAAGAAATGAATGTTAAACATAAGGAATGGAGTAATAAAGTTTCTAAAGATACCCAAAAGTCCCTAGATCAATGTGCAAATAAAATAGCAGATTATAGTATGGAGCTAAAGAATGCTGAAAAAATTGATAATTTGGTAGACAGTGAGGCTGGAATAAGATTAAAAACAAAACTAGATGATATTTGCAATAGTGCCATAAAAAAAATTAAGGAGAAACAACCAGAGCTACAAAAAACTTTAGCTGATGGATTTGCTGCAGATGGTAAAATTGACGAAAATGAAAAAAAGATTTTGGCCTCAATAAATAAAAATGGGCAAGAGCAAATAAAAAAGGTTAATGATATTAAATCTAAAATTTTAGAACTAGAGAAAAAAGCAAGTAAACAAACTGGTGAAGCTAAAAAAGCAACTTTAGCTGAGGTTGATAAATTAACTAAAGAAATTGGAAATATAGAATTAAAAAATACTGTTAAATCAAAAGAAGAATTAATGGCAGCACAAGCTGATTTTAATGTCCGCATGAAAAATTTGGACATGAACGGTCTTTCAAAATTAATGGAATCAAAGGCAAAAGCTAGGGATACAGAAGTAAAGAAAATAAAAGAAAACTATGATAAACAAATTGAGCTATTAAAACTAAATTCGATTAATGTAGATAGTGAAACTAAAAAGGCAATTGACATAAAAATAGAACAGTTAGAGACAGCAAAGAATAAAGAAATAGGTGTGGAAAATGAAAAATATAAAGGCTATTTAGATGCCGCAATAGAAAAATATCCGCAACTAATAAACTATATAGATATGCAACACGGAACAATGCTAACCAAAGAACAGCAACAAAAACAGGCGGAATTATTAGAGTATGGTTCTAAAATGGAGGGATTTTTAGGTATTACTGAAACTGGATATTATAAAATTAAAGATAGTGTTACAGGGCAAATGCATAACTGTTACGTAGAAGTGGATAAAAGCACTGGTCAAATTGTTGGGGCTTGGGATAAAAGTAATAATAAAATTTATGGTAACCCCATCAAGGCCCAAGAGAAAATAGACCAAGAGTTGAAAAATGGACAAAAATTTAAGCCAATTGGTGATAGTTACGATCGTGTAAAAGAAGGAATATGGAAGCGTGCGATAGAAGCACAGGCTAAGACAAATTATAATTTATTTAATTGGATACATGACGCACATTCTAACGCACAAAGTTGGTTAAGTAACCATCCTTTTATTGCTAGTGTAGTTCAACAAGTATTACACCCTAACACACCTACATATATACCGCGTAGATGGACAGGGGATAAATATTTCACAGGTGGATTAACATATCTACATGATGCACCAGGGAAAAATAATAATTATGAACTTTATGATCTACCAAGGGGAAGTCGAATCTATAATCATGATGCTAGCGAAGATTTAGTTATTAAGACAGCTGAAAATGTAGCATCTAAAGTAGCTAATAGTGTATTAAAAAATTTTAAAGGGTTAACAGCGGGTGGACAAGATCAAACCATTATAGTTCCAGTTAATTTAGATAGTAGAGAAATTGCAAGAGTAACAGCGAAACCAATGTCAGAGGAATTGGGAAAGTTAAATAGGAGAGGGGGATTAGGCTATGTTTAGTATACAGTTTAATAATTATAATTCTTATAGGGATCTAGGATTAGTTGTAGAACATAGACCCAATATTCCTGCACCTGAAAGAAATGTTAACAATATTTATATACCAGGTAAAAACGGAACATTAACAGAGGACTTGGAAACTTATGAGGATATAGGTATCTCTATTACATTTGGTTTTCAAGATAAAGTTAATATAAATAATAAATGTAGACAAATAAAAATGTGGCTATTGGATAAGATAAAAGATTGCAAATTATATTTTTCTGATGATATTGAAACATATTACAAAGTTAAAAATGTAAAGATAGATAATATTGAAAGAAGTATAAAGAGCTTAGGAAAGTTTACAGTACTTTTTACATGTGATCCATTTGGATATATAGATGAAGAGTTTTTAATTATAGATAAACCAATTTCCATATATAATGAAGGAACTTATGAAAGTCAACCTTATATAAAAATACATGGTTCTGGGGATATTAGTTTAAATATAAACAATGAAGTTATTAAATTAAAAAATATTAATAATTATATAGAGTTAGATTCTGAAATTATGGAATGTTATAAGAATAATGAAGCATTAAATAATCATATGTATGGAGAATTCCCAATTTTTAAAGTGGGAGAAAATAAAATAAGTTGGACAGGTAACATTAATAAAATAGAAATTATACCTCATTGGAGGTGCTTATAAAAATGATTACTTTATATAAAGAAGTAGAAACTAACTTTACTCATAATGGAATAGGAATATTAAAAGACTGTTTACAGTGTGAATTACACAGAGAAATAAACGGTCTTTTTTCTTTAGAATTGGAATATCCTATATTTTCTAAAATGGGTGATAAGATAGAAAAACATATGATAATTAAAGCGCCTACACCTCAAGGGGAACAACTTTTCAGAATACAAGAAAGAGAGAGAGATTTAAGTGTAATTAGAGTGTATGCTACACATATTTTCTTTGATTTAACTAAAAATTTTATAGCTGATACTAATATAGTTGGAAAAACAAGAATACAAGCAGTGCAACAGGTATTAGACAAAACTTTAAATTCACACAATTTTACTCTAGAAGGTGAAGAAGGTGGAAAACAAAATAACTGTAGATTAGTAAGAGAAAATCCTGTAGAAGCTCTTATTGGAGATAATGATAATACTGTAAAGAATAGATGGGGTTTAGAACTTGATTTTGATAACTATAAAATAATAGCTAAAGAAAAAATAGGAAAGGATACAGGAGTATTAATTGCATATAGAAAAAACTTATTAGGCATACATGAAACTTTAGATATGAGTGAGGTTGCAACTAGAATAATACCACAAGGGTATAATGGATTACTATTACCGGAATTTTACATCGATAGTCTTAATATTGGAGCCTATTTTCAACCACTTGTTGCCCATATAAAGTTTGAAGATATAAAGGTAAAAGAAAAAAATTTAGAAGGTGAGGAAACTTTAGAAGATGAAGATAGTGAGGGCTTTGAAACTAAAGAAGAAGCTTATGTAGAAATGAGAAAGCAAACACAAAGACTATTTTCTGAGACTAAAGTTGACATACCTTTTTTTAATTATGAAGTGGAGTTTGAAGAGTTAGGAAAAACGGAAGAATATAAACAATATAAGAACTTAGAAAAGATTAATCTTGGTGATACTGTAACAATAAGACATGAAGAACTAGGATTGGATCTAAAGGGAAGAATGATAGCCTATGATTATGACTGTTTATTAAAAAAATATATAAAAATAGAAATGGGTATGAGAAAAAAAGATTTAACTTTACAGATAAAGCAGACTATTGCTGATATAGAATTTACTAAAGAAAAAATAGAAATGGAAGTTTCCAATTTAGATAAAAGTTTAAGTAGTAAGTTGGAGATAACCGAAAAGCATATAATGACAGAAGTTAATGATGTTAATAGAAGTTTAAATAGTAAGATCGAGCAAACAGCAGATAAAATAACATTTACAGTCAATAACCAAATATCTAAGGTGAATAGTAAAATTGAACAACAGGCAGATAGTATATCTTTGGTTGTAGATGGTGGGGGAAGTATAAAGGCTGCACAAATTGCTTTAGCCATAGCTAATGATAGCAGTTCTATTAATATGTTAGCTGACACTATAAATATAATCCCTCATGATGGTGTTATTAATTTTTCTAATGGTACAAGTATAGATACTAGAGATAGCTCAGGGCAAAACAGGGATAACTTTATAAGATTACGTGCAGATAAATATCATTATGTTTGCGTGGATGCTAACGACGGAGCTATAAGTTTATTTTTCCCAGGCGGTGGCGGTTCACATGCTTACTGGACTTTTAAAAAAGATGGGCTGTATAAAGATGGGGTAAAAGTATTATAAGAAAGGAGTGATTATATGGATAAACCGTTTAATTTACTTATAGATACAAAACGAACAGGTTTCAATGCTGTAAGAGGATTGAAGCAAGGGGACAATAATTCTATATTAAATGTTACTTTAGTGCAGAATAGTGTCCCTTTTAATTTAACTGGATTAACAGTAAGAATAAATTATAAAAGGCCAGATAATAAGTTATTTCTTCAGATGGTGAATATAGAAAATGCTACTGAAGGTAAGATTAAAATAAATATATTAACTAAGGTTTTAGAAAATGCAGGAGAAGTTAAAGCTGACTTATCCTTATTTGATAAAGATAATAGAAAAATAACAAGTGCAACATTTTCTATGTTTGTAGATTCTAGTGTTTATCGAAATGATTATATAGATAAAGAAGATTTAGATCTTATTCAATCTATTTGGGTTGAAGAAGATAAAAGAATTAAACAGGAAAACATTAGAGAAAAGAATGAAGAAAGTAGAGTATCTAATGAAAGCATTAGAGAAAAAAATGAAAAAGATAGAACTGATAAAGAACAGCTAAGGGAATTAATAGAAGATCAAAGGCAAGACAATGAAATAGAAAGAGAAAAAAGTGAAGCTACTAGAATTGAGAATGAAAAAACTAGGCTGGAAAATGAAAATAAAAGAATAGAGAGTGAAGAAAATAGAGTTACAGGGGAATCTAAAAGAGTAGAAGCAGAAGAAGAAAGAAAGGTAAATGAATCAGCTAGGCAACAAGGATATACAGAAATAAAAAATACTATTGATGATTTTTCTTTATGTGAGGAATACAACCCTGACAAAGAATATAAAAAATTTAATCGAGTTGTTTATAATGGTAGCTGCTGTGAATGTTTAAAAGATTGTACTAACATATATCCAGTTAATAAAGAATACTGGATTCTTATAGCCACAAAAGGTAAAGATGGGTTAGGCAGCGGAAATATGCATACAGATGATTATGATAAAAATCAGAATGGCATAGTAGATAAAGCTGAATCTATAACAGATGGATTTATAACATATAACGTAACAGATATTAATAATATAGTAAAAAATTTAAGTATAAATGACCAAAACGCTCGAGAAGAGATAATGGATATTAAACTTAAACTAAAAGAGAAACTAGCAGTAGACTTTATAAATAAATCTGGAATCGGATTCTTTGACACATTTGAAACAGATGATTATATAGAATCTACCACGGCGACATGGAATAAATCAGAGACAACAATAGAATTCGGAAGTCCAGAATCAGAGCAATTAGTTTATCAAGCAGTAGAAAACTCAGATACAATCGAACTAGTAGGCGACCAACTCAGGGTGGGGGATATAATAAAAATAGGAGATAAATTAATAACAGTAGAGGAGGTAATATAGTGGAGTATTTAGGAATTGAAAAGTTCGGGTCATTTCTAGATAATGGAGCAGCGTATACTATTCCAGATAGACCGTGGTTTACAGATAACTACCCAGGTAGCTTATCTGAGCGTGGAAAGGGTAATATAAGAGCTATTGCAGATAGACACGAAATATCATTAGGGAACACTCTATCGAATGAAAACTCACAGATACCGTGGATTCATTTAAAGGATGGTTTAAAACATATTTATGTTTGCAAACAAGTTCTAGCAACAAACATATCATGGGACTATTTAAATGAGCGTAATATGATATATGGAACACCAGTTACAATAGATGGAAAACAATATAAGTTGAGGGTGTTAACTGGTGGAGTTGAAAGAAATCCAGATAAACCGGGTATGGTACCTACAGACAATGAGTGGGATACAATAATACAGAATACAGCAAACATCACAGGATTACCAAAACCAACTACAGAAGATTTAACAGAAGCCAATACTTATGGGCAACTAGACGGAAAACATAACCAACACTGGAACTGGTGGGGAATAAATACAATATGTCAAGAAACTAGGACATTAACCTCTAGTAAAATTACACGAGGATATTCTAGCGCTGCAAGTTTTACCAGTTATGATGCGATAGCCTTGAACAGTGCATGCGGGTGGCGACCAGTTTTAGAGTATATCGAAATAGACCCACCCAGCAAACCAATACCAGTATACCCAACATCAGAAGATAAGACATACCCAGAACCAATAAAAGGTAAGATTACTTTACAAACCAAGTATAACGGTGACGGTTATTTAGAGCAAATGGAGGTGTTAGTATATAATTACACTCAACAAAAGTTTGAATATCAAACTGAATGGATAGACAATACAACAGGAGTAATGCAACTTCCAGTAACATTCAAGGCGGGTAACAATTATAAGATAACAGTAAGACATAAAGGAACAGGTGGAATTGCTAAGGGATGGCTTGAACTTTATGTAATCGGGGGGAAATTAGGAAAATACAAGCTATCAGAACCAGTAACCCAAAAACAATATGACAAGTTAACAGCATATACAAGCGGGGATGACCTAATAATGAAACCACAACAATTCCCAGAAACAGAGAACTCAGTTATAAGACTAGTACCTCAAACAATGAACACACTAACAGTAAAAGAAGATACTACAACAGAAGATCTTAAATATTCAAGCACAACGAAAACTCCAACAATAGGGGATAAGCTAATAAAGGACTCACAAATATATACAATATCAAATATAGTAGAAGAACAATCAGAAATAAATGTATCTACTGAAATAGAAAAGGTAACAGATGCAAATAATTCATCATTAGGCTGGTCTGGAAATGTAGGTAAAAATTCTTATCTATATAACGGAAACATATATTTTGCATGTAGAACACCTAGTCAAGTTACAATATACAAAGTTTCACAAGCAGGAGGAACACCTCACCAAATCTGGGGTACAGGAATCACAAATTCGAGAGGTATCGCAGTAGTAGGTGATGGGAATACACTTTACACCGTAGTCGGTCAACCAAAAGCGTTAGCTATATTCAAAACAAACTTAGGTACAAATGAAACATCAAAAACTATACTAGATATTGATACTGACCCAATCGACATTAGTGCTACAATGGACAGGAAATTTCGTAACCTTATAGTAGTCATGAAAGGGTTTGTAACTGTAACTACACTATATGGTATTGTAGGATATAGAATTAAGGTAGATAACGTCAACTCACCAGAATTGTATAAAAAGACAGAATTAGACGTGGGATATCCACATAAAAACATAGGTAGCCCCTTTATATTAGACACTGGAGATTATCGTTCAGAAAATCTATCAGTATCATATTTGAGAAATTACTCAGATGGTAAAGGACAGGTAATTGAATGCTTATGGTATGGTGATGAAATATCAAGGAAGGCCCGTGCCGAAATAAATACCACAGAGACAGGTAGTAGTCGTATATCTAGTGCATTGTATACTAATAAATTAGGAGAGCGCACATTCATGATTACTTATAGTTATGTAGGTACAACTGAAGCCGTAGGAGTATTTAAGCAAAAGAAAAACGAGGATGGAACGTTTAGCTCATCTTCTAATGATATAATATATCCGAACGATTTAATAACGACACTTAAAATTAACTATGATAAAGAGCATGGATTTATAGTAGTATTTTCGACTAGTAGGGGATATATACAAACACTTCACTCTTTAGGTTACGACCATGCATGGAGTAGTTCGTCAATTGTTACTAACGTAGCACAACGAGGAACAGCTCCAATATATGAAGTAGTGGAATACAACCCATATTCATATGGTCAGCATCCGGGACTACTTATATTAGAATATGATGAAACAAATAAGGTGGATAAATTAATACTACGATCAGATTACACAATGGAAGAACCAAAAGCTAATAAACTAACACTAGATAAACCAATAACAGCACAGGCGGGGGAAACAATAAAATTCTTAGACTATGACTTAGAAGTAAAAGCAAGAGAAGAAACAGCAACAATAACACCTACAGAAATAACAGACACTTACTATGAGTATGACGCAAGTTTTAGTAAGAAGGAATCTAATAGAGACATAACAATAAAAGGAAGAAATACAAAACTCACAACATTATATTACTATAATTATTAGGAGGTACAAATATGGGAATTTATATTAATAACACAATAATACAAGAAAAACAGAAAAAAGAAAAAAATAATATTACATTGCAAAGCTTAGGACAACAACTAACACAAGAAAAAATTAAGAATATGCAAAAAGATGCTATAATAAATAATTTAGGTAAAGAATTAACCCAAATAAAATTAGAAATGTTACAAAATAAGGGAGGTAATTTATAATGTATTTTTGGAAATTAGCATTTGAACAAAAATGGATAGATGCAGAAGAATTAAAAGGGGCAGTTAAGACAGAACAGTTTCCGTTTGGAGAAATAACACCAGATGAGTATTATAAAATAACAAAAATATATTTTGAAGTAGAATAAATTATAAAGGCAAAGTAGACACCGAATAGGTGTTTTTATTTTGCCTATTTTTAGTTAAGAGAGGTGACATATGAATATTGAAATATCAATATTATACACTATTTTAGGTGCTGCATTAAGCTATTTGGGATATAAAAGACTTAAAGAAAAGGATAATAAAGAAGAAGGGAAAAATGAAGGGATAACTTCTTTAAAGTTAGATTATATTTCAAAAGGGGTAGATGATATAAGATTAGATTTAAAAGCAGCAGATAGAAAAATAGAAGATGTAAATACTAGATTGATTAAAGTAGAAGAAAGCACTAAGAGTGCTCATCATAGAATAGATGGGTTAGAAAAGGAGGATTAAATTATGGAATTTCTAAAACAATTTCTACAGATTAAAAAGATAATAGCAGTATTAACTACTATAGTATTTTGCATTTTAGCACTAAAAACTAATATATCAAGTACAGAATTTTTGAGTGTATTTACATTAATAATAGGGTTTTACTTTGGACAAAGTTCAGCTAGACAGGCAGTAAAAGAAAGTAAAGAGCAGGAATAAACCTATTCTTTTTTACATTAAATTTTAGGAGGAATGTTAAATGGCTACATACGGAATAGATTGTGGGCATACATTAAGTGGTGCAGATTATGGAGCAGTAGGAATAAAAGCAGAATCTAATTTAACTAGAGAAGTAGGAACAAAAGTAATAAGTAAATTACAAGCTTTAGGGCATACAGCTATTAAATGTTATAAGGATAGCTGTTCCAGTTTAAATGATAGTTTAAGTTATAGAACTAATACATCCAATAATAACAATGTAGATTTATATGTATCTATTCATTTTAATTGCTATAATGGTAGTGCTTATGGTACAGAAGTGTTTACATATGGAGGTAAGGAACTACCACAAGCTAGAGCAGTATTAAATAATATTTGTGCTTTAGGCTATACAAATAGAGGGTTAAAAGATGGTTCTGGTCTTTATGTATTAAAGCATACAAAAGCTAAATCAATGCTTATAGAATGTTGTTTTTATGATAATAGAAACGATATGAATAGATATAATGCCGAAAATATGGCTAATGCTATAGTTAAAGGATTAGTAGGAAAAACTACAAGCAATAGTACACCAAGCAAACCAACAGATAACAACAATAATGGATGGATTAATTTAGATGGCAAAACAGGAATTATAAACACACCAAGTGGTGTAAATGTTAGAGAAAAGAAATCAACTTCTAGTAGAATATTAGGTACTTTACCTAATGGATCAAAGGTTAATTTATATCGTAAAGAAGGAGATTGGATACATATTTATTATCCACCACATGGGGGTTATGTCTATGGAAAATATATAAGATATTAATTTTAAAGGTACTCCTGTAATGGGAATACCTTTTTGTATTATTTTATTGAAAAACAATGTAAAATGTCTGAATTTTTGGAAAAAATTATAAAGGGGAAATTGTATAAAAGTAGAATTTATATAATAAGAATCTGTTAAGTTAAAATGATTTAACAGATAAAATAATATAGAGGGGGATGACTAAATGAAAAAAATTGCAATTGGTCTTTTAACAGCATTGATAATTGGGGTAAATGTGTCTACTGCCCATGCAGCATTTATTTGTAATGTATGTGATGCCAGGGTGATGCCAGGACAAAGCCATTCATGTTGTGATTATTTAGGACATGTGGAGGCTGTACATTCACGTAGCGATGGAACAGGTTGGGTCGACTGTTCCCGTTGTCGTAAGATACTAAGAGCCTAGATAAAAGAAAAAAGATTATTTAAATAAAAGAACCCTAATAAACAGGGTTCTTTTTTATGGATTTTTCTATATTGGTGCTTTATTTCAGCTTATTTTTATTATATCCAGGGAAATAAATTAAATCATATGTGAAGGAATTTTTTTACATATGTAGAATTATAAATATAATAGTTTTCTATAAGTTACTCATAGACCTCTGTATTTAAAAAAAAAGAACCCCTTTTATTGGGGTTCTTTTTTTATGGATTTATATATTGGTGCTATGTTTTGGTCTATTTTTATTATATCCAGATGTAGAAAAATTAATCAATTAGAAATATATAAACTTTCAATTTTAAAGGTACTTCTATAATAGAAGTACCTTCTTTTTTTATTGGAAAAATTATTATAATTTATATAAATAATTCTTAAAAAGGTATTGATTTATTATACTATGCATAGTATAATATAAGTATAGTAATTGATAAGGAGGTGAGTAAGTGATAGAAAGTATAGGAAAGCTAATAGCCCTAGTAATTTCACTCCTAACAATCCGTCAACTGAGTTTGCAGAACAACAAGACGGAGTTAGAAATAAAAAAACTAAGGCTAGAAATCAAAAGGTTAAAAGAGGGGGATTAAACCCCTCAACCTTTCCTATATTATATCACAAGTATATGAATAAAATACTAAATTATTTATTAATAATATCAATTATAATAATATTATTACTGCTAATCAAATTGACTTATAATAAAAGGAAGAAAACTAAATTAGAATTAGAAAAACATGAAATTAAAAGTAAAAAGGATGATTATAATGGCAAAGAGTAACCAAACGGAAGCCAATAAAAAATGGTATGACAAAAATAAAGAACACGCCAAATACTTAAATAAGAGATCACACACACGAAGTTTTATAAAAAATTTTGCAACTTTAGAAGACTTGGAAGAATTAAAGGATTTAATAGAACAAAGAGAAAGGAAATTGAAATGCGAAAGGGAATAAGATATTTAATAGTAGGCTTGTTAATTGGAGCTTCCACAAGATTCATCGGCATTGCAAAAGCCATTGAACCTTCAGAGGATAATTGCCCAGAGAATGGAGAGTATATGTATTGTTTAGATAAGACTACACCGCTATGGATATCTATATATGATGTACACGAAGAAGAAAAATTTATTTATTTCCGACAACCAAATACAAATAAAATTATTAAGCTAGCAGAATTAAAATAA